TGCTCTGAGTATTGGTCTAGCACCTTCTTCTTCAGATGCTAATCCAATCATAGCAAATTCTCCGTTTACAAAACGGAATGTTTGGCTTCGTGTTGTTTTAAAACTAAATGTCTTGTCTGTCCAATGATGGACCCATGTAACAGTTTCTTTGTTCAATGTTTTGTTGCCTTATAAAGTGGTGGAGCGAAGAGGGATCGAACCTCCGACCTACTGGTTGCAAACCAGTCGCTCTCCCAACTGAGCTACCGCCCCACTGTTAATACTACTTACTTAAATTTCTATTTAGGTATGCTTTCATATTATCGCCAACTCGTTGTGAATTTGCTTGAATATTAGCACTAATTTGCTCTGCATTTTTCCTAATGTTTGCACTAATTTCTTCTGCGTTTCTCATTACGTTGTCGCCAACATCTTCGAACCAGAATTTATTCGCTGGTGCTTTTTTTGTAACTTTTTTTGCTACTGCTTTTTTGGTTGCTTTTGCTTTTACCATTCTAATCTTTTCCCGATACTGTGTATCATTTGGAGCGGGTGGAGAGAATCGAACTCTCATCTAATCCTTGGCAAGGACTCATAATAGCCGTTATACTACACTCGCAATCATAGTATATTTATTAGTAGTAAAAAATTTCATATGAACAAAATGGCTCCGAAATGGTGCTGTAGGACAGTTTGAACATCATTAAATCCTCTTCTGAGCTGAATCTAACGTTTAATGTATAGCCTTCTGTTTCAAATTCTACGGTAACATCCTTAGTATCTGCCCATTCTCTAACACTTTTTGCTATTTTATTTTTGTGCATAGAAGCAGGGAGTCCGGCGCCTCCAGTTGGTAATCGAAATTTTGCGTATGGTAAATGCATATAAACCTTGGTGGGTGATGACAGGCTCGAACTGCCGACCCTCTCGGTGTAAACGAGATGCTCTCCCAACTGAGCTAATCACCCGAAAATGGCGGTCTGACGGGGAATCGAACCCCGAACACCGCCGTGACAGGGCGGAATTATAACCGTTTAACTACCAGACCGGTTATCTACTCTAATGCACTATTTTGTCAGTCCAAGTGCTGTTGACTGTGGCGGAAAGGGAGAGATTCGAACTCTCGGTACAGTAACCCGTACTCTTCCTTAGCAGGGAAGTGCTTTAAGCCGCTCAGCCACCTTTCCGTATTTTTTATTATACTAGTTATCGGCATACATGTCAAGACTTTTCTATAAGTGATAAATAGTACATTATGCCAAGATTAAGTTTATGGAACAAAAACAAAACCAATGATCACGATTTTATTGACAGCATCGTTGCAGAGCATGTGAATGCCGGTGGTACTGGTGTATATGTACACAAATACCTAGGCACATATACTGATGATTCAACTGCTAGTATTGGAAGTGACGAATTATATATCCAAGATGTTCTTTTCTTAGAGAATAGAGATAGAAAATATGACACTGACATTTATGAACTACGAGGTTCATATACAGTAAGCGATCCTGACTTTGACTTAACACAATTTGGTTTGTTTGTGAACAATGATTCACTATCAATGACTTTCCACATGAATACATGTGCAAGTTTGCTTGGCAGACGTTTAATGGCAGGTGATGTTATTGAGTTACCACATCTCAGAGATGATTTACTTTTAGGTGGTGGTGATGCAGTAAATAGATTCTTTGTTGTAAGTGATAGTGGCAGACCAGCAGAAGGATATGATCCTAGGTGGTGGCCTCACTTATGGAAAGTTAAACTAACTAATATCACTGATAGTCCAGAGTATCGAGACATACTTGGTACTGGGGAAGAGGCTGAAGATCTTAGAAATATATTAAGTACATATAGTACTGAACTTGCAGTTTCAGATAAGGTAGTTGAAATTGCAAATACAGATATGCCTTATGCACCTGGATATTTTGAAGGTGGGCACCTTTACAGTGACCCAGACGATCCAAATAATAAACCAGGAGTTTACTTCCCTGGTGATGGCAGTCCCCCAAATGGAGTAGATATTGTAGGTAGCGGTAGTTCGTTTCCTGCAGATGCAACCAACAATGATTATTTCTTAAGAACAGATTTTAGTCCACATAGACTATTTAAAAAATCAGGAAGTACATGGATGAAAGTTTCAGATGATAATAAACAGACATGGGCGGCGGCTAACAAACTGCTTACATCGTTTGTAAATAATAATGCAACTAGAACTAACACAGACGGAACTACTGGTACTGAAAAAACTAATCTCAGTAAAGCAGTTAAACCTAAGGCAGATTAAATATGGATTATTTCTATGACGCACAATTAAGACGATACTTGGCACAGTTCATGAGAATATTTTCTGGCTTTAAGGTCAGTGAAGGTACAAGAAATGGTGCTACTTATTATAATAGAATACCCGTTAGATATTCAGATATGAATAGAATGGTTGCTCACATACTTAGAAAAGGTAGTGAGAACATGGTAAACAGTACACCATTCATAGCATGTAACATTCAAAGTTTACTAATAGCAAGAGATAGAACGCAAGATCCGATGTTAGTTGACAAACTGCAAGTAGCAGAAAGAAATTATGATTCTACCGCAGGACAATACCAATCTGCTCAAGGTAATTTATATAGTACTGATAGATACATGCCAGTACCGTATAATTTAACAATGAACATTGATATTTGGACTGGTAACACAGATCAAAAAATGCAAATACTTGAACAGATTCTTATTTTATTTAATCCATCAATTATACTACAGCATACAGCAAACCCAATAGACTGGACAAGTTTATTTGAAGTAGAGCTTACAGATATACAATGGAGTAATAGAAGTATACCTGCAGGTGTTGACGAAACAATTGACGTTGCAACACTAACATTTACTTTACCGATATGGTTAAGTCCTCCGGCTAAAGTTAAGAGACAAAAAATTATAAACACTATTGTAACTAATGTATTTAATGTTGATAATTTAAGTGACTTGGGCTATGATGCAGACGTATACGACTTCTTTAGAAGTATAGATGATGACTTCGAACTGCACACAATATCTCCAAACAACTATAATGTAGAAGTTGTTGGGACTCAGGCAACCTTGTATAAAGACAACGGTACTGTAAAAGCAAATTGGAATGACTTATTAGAAATTATTTCTCCTCAAGGAAGTTCAGGTACTGTAGGAAGTCAACAGTTAGACGATATACCTTTAACAGTTGGTAGTACATTACAATTAAATTTATCCAATGATGTCGATTCAACTACTGATTTAATTACAGGTATAATTGCAAGAAACGATGTTGACCCAGGTAAACTAATTTTTACATTAGATGGCGATACATTACCAACTAACACAATTACTAATATTACAAGAATAGTAGATGCAAGTAACAATTATCCGGGAGATGGTACATTACCTGCCGCGGCTAATGGGCAACGTTATTTGCTAACATCTGAAATAAAAGGACATCAGTGGGGTATAAATGCTGGTATAAACGACATAGTAGAATATAATAATTCTGTATGGAGTGTAGTATTTGATGCCAGTACTGTAGATGATACTGTACAATATGTGTTAAATAGTTATACAAACAAACAATTCAAGTGGCAAAATAAACTATGGACAAGCAGTTACGAGGGAGTTTACAACCCAGGATTTTGGAGAATAAACATTTAAGTATCATTGATCAATTAAACCCAATGACTAACTTAAAAAAGCACAAAGGCATAAGTGCCGCAGGTGTATTATTTCTTGCAAAAGATACAGGTAGATGCTTACTACAATTAAGAAACTCAGATAAAAAACAAAAAAACACTTGGGGATTTTGGGGCGGACTTATGGAAGGCACTGAAACACCATATGAGTGTATTCAACGTGAGCTCGAAGAAGAGATAGGTATTGTTCCAGACATATCTAAACTAAATCCAATAGATACTTTTCAGAGTAAAAATAAAAATTTTATATACTATAGTTTTGTTGCCGTAATAGAAAAAGAATTTATTCCCTCTCTAAATGATGAAAGTGCCGGGTATGCCTGGGTAAACATAGGGCAATGGCCCAAGCCATTACATGACGGTGCTAGAAGTACACTAGGTCGTAACAAAGGTACTGATAAACTACTAACACTACTATCCATACATTCTAAATAAATATATGCATGGCAAGAGATATTATAAATTTCGATGCTATTCG